GCTTTGTGCCAATTGTGGTTATGAGTGGGAAAGAGATTATTAATGTCTGATAAAACAATGACTATTATATCTCCTAGTGGAGTAATCATTAACACTAAGAATTATAAGATTGCTCAAGGATTTTATGACGAAGGTGCTATAGTTCAGTATCAGGATTCTGGAGAAGGTGTTTTTGCATCTTATCCATCTGGCGATCCAAAACCTGTTTTTCCTGTTTGGCTTAGTGAGCATGAGAAAGATCAGATTGTCGCTCATTGGGAAAAGACAGGAATGTTTAGTTCTATCGTTAGGAAAATTCGTTCTGCTGAATCTACTAAGGGGATAAGATAATGAAACGTTATTTGATTAAGGGCTTAGGTATTTTTCCCGCTACTGATCTATATGTAGTTAATGTTAATGTAGAGCTAGAAGCAAAGTCTATGCAGGATGCTATTGAGCGCGCTATGATTGTTGCTAATTTTAGGACAATTACGGAATGTAAAGAGATAGAAAAGTGATTAAACCATATGTGATTCGTAAGCAAGAATGCGGACATTATTCTATCTTCAAAGTAGACGATATTCTTAATGTTCCTGGCCCTGTGCTAGTACAACTTTATAACCTGTACGGTGAGAAATTTGTTTCGTATGATTTTTGTGTGCGTGAAATTGCTCATCTTGAAACTTTTAGTGATGTTCTCCTTCTTCTTAATGTAAGCGAGTTGGCAATTGGCGAATATTGATGATCTTAGAGAAGAAGTTAGAAAACGTCGCGCGGCTGTTACTGCTAAAGCTAATAGAATTCGCAGGAATACCGGAATTGATCTAAAAGGAACTAGGGAAGATCCTAGACGTGATCCAAAAGTTATTAAGAAATATAACTCTAATCAGTTGAGAAGTTATCTTAGAGATCTTAATAACTTTATGCTTAGAGAAAATGGATATGTTCCTGATAGTTCTGGTGGTTTTATCCACAAGAGAGATTGGCTTAATTATAAACGTGGTGAGCGTAAGTTTAATAAAATAGTCAAACGACATTTTGAGAGTATTGCTGATATTAAAGATCCATACCGTAATGTTACAATTCGTGAAGCTGAGGGTCTTTTTGTTCCTGAAAGTAAGCGTGCTCAAGGTGAGATTAGACATAGGCCATATAACGAAATAAATCGTAATCCTAAGAATATTAAGAGTGCTGCGGCATTGAAGAAATTGCAAGATCAAATTAATAGAAAATCTAGTAAAGAATTTCTAGATCAGGCATTGGCTGCTGGTAGAAAACAAGCTGGTCAGATGTTGGATAATGCTGGTTTGTCTACTCTTAGAGAATCCCTTAATAAATTGAGTGATAAACAATTTGATGTTCTTTGGAATTATTGGGGTTTTGCTGGTCGTCTTGCTCAAATTGGCGAGTCTGGTGGTCAAAGAGGTAAGACTGTAGACAGTAGAGATGTTCTTGATGCTCAGGAAAAGGACAATATTAGAGATGATATTGCTGAGTTTATTAAAGAAGCTAAGAACCTTAAATTTGCAAATAATCAGAATAGGATTGCATCTAGTGGATTGACAAATAAGCAGAAGAATCAAAAGTTTGTTAATCGTAGGATTAAGTACTAAGGAACTGTATCATAAATGAGCCTGGAGAGTTTTCTTTCTGCAAATGGTTTAACAAAAACTCATCCACGTCTTGTTAGAAAGATTGTAAATCGTAAAAAGGGTAGAGTTGTTAGACATCGTAGTGGTGAGCGTAGGCCTAAAGTTCCCATGCTTGCTGATTTTGAAACTACTACTGATGAAAATGATTGTAGAGTTTGGTCTTGGGGTTTGGTTGAATTAGCTGATCCAACTTATGATAAAGTTGAGATTGGTACTGATATTGAATCTTTTATTGATAGACTTATGCAATATAATACTACTTGTTACTTTCATAATCTTAAATTTGACGGGTATTTTATATTAGATTATTTGCTTAAAAATGATTATCATCATGTGCAGACAGATTATGTTAAAAGAGTAGGGACATTTAAAACTCTAATTAATGCTATGGGTAACTTTTATAGTATTAATGTTAAATGGGCTAATGGTAATATTTGTGAATTTAGAGACTCTTACAAAAAATTACCATTTACAGTAAAGAGGATTGCTAAAGCCTGGGGTTTAGAAGAGAGTAAAGGGGAAATTGATTACACTCTTCATAATGGTCCAATTGTTCCTATTACACCTGAAGAAGAAGATTATCTTAGAAAAGATGTATGTATTGTAGGTCAAGCACTAAAAATTCTTTATGATGAAAATCATAAAAGGCTTACTACTGGTAGTGATGCTCTTGCTGAATATAAGAATGTTGTAGGCGCTGATACATTTAAAAGATGGTTTCCTACTTTTTCTTTAGCTATGGATACTGAAATTCGTAGGGCATATCGTGGCGGATTTACTTATCGTGATCCTAGATTTAAGGGTTTTCATGATAAGTGTGGAATAGTTCTCGATGTTAACAGCCTTTATCCTAGTGTTATGGTGAATAACATTCTTCCATATGGCGATCCTAAATTTGTTGATGGGGAATGTAAACCTACAAAATCTAGACCGCTTACTATATTCAGTGTTACATTTACTGCTAAACTTAAGAAAGATCACATCCCTTGTATTCAAATTAAGGGTCATTCTATGTTTAGTGCTACTGAGTATCTTAGAGATATTGAGGAACCTGTAACTCTTATGGTTACTAATGTTGATTGGGATCTTTATCAGGAACATTATGATATTGATATTTTAGCTTATGGTGGTGGTTGGGCATTTCATGCTACTAGGGGGATGTTTGACGATTATATTAATAAGTGGTCAAAGATTAAAGCTGAAAGTAAGGGTGCTAAACGAGAACTTGCTAAGCTTATGTTGAATTCTCTTTATGGTAAATTTGCGACAAACCCAAATATTACAGGTAAAGTTCCAAAGTTAATTGATAATCAAATTAAATTGATTGTTGGAGTTGAAGAAACTAGGGCTCCTGTTTATACTGCTGTTGGAGTGTTTATTACTAGTTGGGCCCGTAATCTTACTATTAGAGCTGCACAAAATAATTATGATAGTTTTGCTTATGCTGACACAGATTCTTTACATCTCTTTGTAGATGAGGCTCCAGAAACTATTGAAGTTCATCCTACAAAATTGGGAGCATGGAAGCTTGAATATAAGTTTAAGCGCGCTCATTATATCAGAGCTAAAGCATATATGGAAGAGGCTATTAAGCCTCAGTGTAAAAATGATAATTTTGATCATGTCCATGATATTCATTGTCACATTGTTACACATATTGCAGGTTTACCTTCTGTTGTTACTGATAAAATGACTTTTGATGATTTGGTTGATGGTAAGGTATTGAAAGGTAAATTAAATCCTAAAGTTGTTCCTGGTGGAGTTGTTCTAAAAGATATTGATTTCAAACTCAAGCTGTGATACATTAGGGGAGTGGGCACCAAACAGACGTAAGAGACTACCCACCAATCGCACCAATTGAGTTTGGGGTGTGGTAGCATGGGTTTGCAAGCCGCTGTTACTGTGTGTTGGATTGCTCCGATAATAAAATGGGGACTAGCAAATTTGGTTTTGCTAGTCCCCATTTTTGCGATATTCAGAAAGGTAGTAAATTGAGCAAGTTCACAGATGCCATGAACGATTTCGGACAAACTGTTGATCTACCTGATGATTTTAAATCGGCACTAATTAATGCATATGACGAAGATTTTTCCAGCTATGATGCTAAAGTTTCAGGTCTGGAGAATCAGCTTGTAGAAAAAGATAATGCCATAAAGCAGACTATTACTGATTATGACAAGCAAATTAGTTCTCTTAAAGCTGTCAATTATGATTTGATGAGAGCTGTCCCTAAGGATGCTAAATCAAGTAAATCAGATGACGGTGAAGATAATTTGCCAGATCACGATATTACTATTGCTGATCTATTTACTAAGAAAAAATAAATCACTCTAGTAGAAAGTATAACTAAACAATGTCTGATGTTGAACAACTTACTTGGAATAATCCAAATAACTATGATATTCTGAACGCTATTCGTGGAGTATCTACCACTACTTATCAGGATCGTATTCCTAATGCTGATAAGGCAAGTATTGATGATGTTATTCATAACTTGCTTAGTTGGACTCCTGGTATGAATGAGTTTATTCATAGTCTAGTTAATGTTATTGGTCTTCAGATTTATAGCAATAACAATCTGTTCAATAATCCTCTTGCCAAGTTTAAGCGCGGAATGCTTATGACCGGTGATACTATTGAAGAGATCATGAATGGTCTCCTTGAGGCTCACCGTTATAGTGCAAGTGATGAATATCTTGAGAAGGATATTTTTGGTACTGAACGCCCTGAAACTCAGGTTAATTTCCACAAGATTAACCGTCAGGATTATTACAAGCTTACGATTAATGAGGTAGAACTTCGTAAAGCTTTTATGTCTCTTGGGGGTCTTGATCAGTTCATTACTAATCTTATGTCTACTCCACAGACTAGCGATCAGTGGGATGAATTCCTTGTAACCACTAGCCTTTTTGCTGAATGGCATAAGTACCGTGGATTCTTTAATGTCAATGTTCCTGACATTGGTGCAGAAGGTTCTGATCCTGCTGATGCTAAGTATACTCTTCGTCGTCTTAGGGAAATGGCTGATACTCTTCCTTTCCTTAGTCGTAGGTATAACCCTGCTCATATGCCTATTGCTATTGACAAGAGTGAACTAGAATTGATTATCACTCCAGAAGCAAATGCTGCTATGGATGTTGAGGCTCTTTCGGGGGCATTTAATATTGATAAAGCTGAGTTTGCTAGTCGTAAGACGGTTATTCCTGCTGAGTATATTGGCATTCCTGGTTTCCAGGCTATGCTTACTACTAATCAGTTCTTTGTAATTGCCGATAACTTGCTTGAAACTCGTAGTGCTCAGAACCCTGTTGGCCTTACTACTAACTATTTCTTGCATCACTGGCAAGTTATTAGTGCTAGTAGGTTTGCACCTGCTGTTCTTTACACTTCTGCCGAAGAGAGTACTCCTATCATTATTAGTGGTAATGAAGTTGTTTCTATTGCTGCACCTACTGCTAAGGATCAGGGTGGCGTTACTGTAACTGATCTTATTCGTGGTGATAGTTATCAGATTAGTGCTGCCGCTCTTACTGATCCTGTTGGAGGTGCAAACAATGCTGTTAGACTTGTTCTTGTAGGTGCTCAATCTACTCGTACTAAGATCTGGCAAAACGGTTTCCTTACTGTTGGTCTTGATGAAGCTGCCACTACTCTTACGGTTAACACTGTTTCAGTAGATGATGATAGCGTTACTAGCACTGCATCGTTTGATGTTGTTGGTGATCTTGCTATTCTTTGGCCTAGTGCTTCTGTTAGTGAAGATGATGATGCTGACGGTCTCTTTGAGGTTACTCCTGAGGAAGTGACTATGGATGCTGATTTTAATATCACTATTCCATCTGTTAAGGGCGTTCAGTACAGTAAGACAGGTACAGGTCCGGTTAATAACGGCACCGTAATTCCTGTTGCTGCATCTAGTTCTGTTACTATTACTGCTGCTGCCCGTAGCGGTTATGAACTTACTGCTGGTGCAACTGCTTCTTGGACACTTACCAGGGCATAGAGTAAAGCTAGGGAGGCTATTATAAATAGCCTCCCTAGTTCTATAACTTAAAAGGAGTTAAAATAGTGTCTTCGTACATTACTGATCCTGCCAATACCGATTATGATTTTGGTAAGGGCTTTAATTATGCAGTATGGACTGAAGGTAGTGTTGTAACTCTTACTAATGTTCCATGGAATAATGACTATAGAGATGTTTGTCAATTTCCTACTTCTAACGGGCAAACTCTTGATGAATACATTGATAGTAATGTAACGGTTAACGACGTTATTCATAATATCTCATACATTAAATTTAATGTACCTGTAAGAATAAATGTTCCTTTCAATAAGGCATTTATGTATAATTATCTTAGAGTGCAAAACCCTCTACAACCTATTCCAGGTACTGATACGTTCAAGTCATATTATTACTTTATTCTAGATGTAAAGTATGTTGCCCCAAATACTACTGAACTTGTTATTCAATTGGATGTTTTCCAATCGTTCAGAAATGATTTTACATTTGGTAATTCTTATATCGAACGTGGTCATATTGGTATCGCTAATGAAAATGCCTTTAATAATTATGGTAGAGATTATCTAACTATCCCTGAAGGTTTAGATATTGGTGGAGAATACTTACAGATTACTAACCGTAGAGATAAAATAATGGATGCTGTTGCATCCATGTATTCTATAATGGTTGTATCTACTGTGAATCTAGAAGTTGATCCGGGCACTTTAGAAAATCCAGTATTAAATAGTGCTACAGGTGATATGACTCAAGGTGTCCCATCTGGAGCTAATATTTATATATTTCCATCCTATGGTGAATTTAATACATTGATGCAAAATTATTCACAATTTCCTTGGGTAACACAAGGTATTGTTTCTATTAGTGTAATACCAGATATAACTAGATATGGGTATACTCTTGATCTTGTTAGCACATTGCATGGGGTACCATTTTATAAACTAAGTGAAACTGATCTTTCTACTTTAATTGGTAGAGGTAAGTATACTGAACTTTTTGTTGACTGGCGTAATTCTTCTGATATAATTAATAATATTCCTGAGCGTTATAGAATACTTAAGAAATTATTTACTTATCCATATATGATTATTGAAATGACTACATGGGGTGCTACCCCGATTATTCTTAAGCCTGAATCATGGGCTGATGCTAATGCTAAGATAACTGAAAAAGTTAGTCTTTTACCCCCTAATCAACGTATTGTTATTTATCCTAATCGCTATAATGCTAAGCCTGGATCATCTATTGAGTCTTATGATTTTAATGGTAAGACTGAATATTTTGATGATGGTGGAGATTACTTAGATCTTATTACTCAGGTGACTAATTTCCCTACTATTGCTATTGTTAATAACATGGCAATTAGTTATTTGGCAAGTAATAAAAATTCCATTGCTTTTCAGAATGCTAGTGCTGATTGGGCTCAACAAAGGGCACTTAGAGGTAATGAAGTTAGTTATGATCAGACTAATAAAGGTATTCAGGCTTCTGAGAATATAAATAGATTGCAGAATGCTGGTACCGGTGCTCAAGCTGCTAATCAAAACCTTTTGCTTGCTAATAACCAAGCTGTTACAGGTATTGGTGGCGTTATCGCTTCTACGGGTCAAGCTGCACTGGGTATTACCAACGGTACTCTTGGTCTAGGAGGTATTGCTGGTGCTGTTGCTAATCAGGTTATTGGTGCTATTACATCGGGTAATCAGCAGGAAGCTAATACTCAAGCTGCTAATATTACTCAAACTGTATCTAGAGGCTCTAACGCTGGTCAAAATAATCAAACAGCTTATGTGAATGACACTAATAAATCTCTTGCTGATTGGGCTGCTAGAGGAGACTACGAAAACTCCATTGCTGGTATTAATGCTAAGGTTCAAGATTCAAGAATGAATCAACCTAGTAGTAGCGGTCAAGTTGGGGGAGAGGCTTTTAACTTAGTCAATCGTGCTGGTGAGGTTAGTTTACGCTGGAAGATGATTGATAATGCTTCTATTCGTAGAGTTGGTGAATATTGGTTGCGTTATGGGTATGCCGTTAGACAGTTTGCAACTATTCCAAATGACTTTATGGTTATGACTAAGTTTACTTATTGGAAACTACTTGAAACTTATATTAATTCATCTAGAATGCCAGAAGGATTTAAACAGATTATTAGAGGTATTTTTGAAAAGGGTGTTACTGTATGGGCTGATCCTGTCTACATTGGTAATACTGATTTAGCTGATAATCAGCCACTTGGAGGCATAACGTTATGAGTAAAATACGTGCGGGAGGTGTTTATGACGAATGGCGTAATATGGGATTTAAGAGAAATCCCGCTAATCGTCAAGAACAAAGTATCGAAAATATGTATATTAGGCTTCTTACTGACCTTGCTGCTAGTAGGTTTAAGTGGACTAATATGCCTGATGAGATTGATCTTAGGTATCTAGAACTTACATTATTTTATCAGGCTCTTTCTGTTTTTTATTATGACGGTAGATATGATAAATACATGGCTCTTAGAGCTAATATCAATGGTCATCTAGATTATCAAAATAACCCTACAGGTTTTAATGTTATTGGTAATAACTTTAATTCTATTTCTGTGAGTGCTATTAGAGATACACAAATTTTTCTAAATACAGAAAATGGTAAAGATAAAGCTCCACAACGTATAGGTCAGGGTATTCCTATTTGGGCTAATAAACAACGCATTCCTGATATTGATATTGTTCTTATTTATGCGAAGAAACTTGCTAATCTTGATAGAACAGTAGAAATTAATTCAAACAATGCACGCATGCCTAAGGCTGTTGTTAGTAATGAAGCTTCAACTCTTACTATGGCCAATATCTCTAGACAGATAGAAGAAGGTCAAAATAATATCAAGGTAAGAGGCAATGTAAATCTTGAAGATATTAAAGCTATTGATCTTGGTGTTGATCCATTAACTATTCTTAACATTGATATTGTTAGAGATCGTCAATGGAATAAATGTATGACTCTGTTAGGTATTCAGTCTAGTAATCAAGATAAGAAAGAACGTCTTGTCTCTGACGAAGTTACTGCTAATGGTGATCAAACTTCTATGATGAGATTTGTTAATCTTAATGAGCGTCGTGCTGCTGTTGAAAAGATTAACAAAAAATATAAACTTGAAATTGAAGTTGAATATTATACAGATGAGGAACGTCAAGCGTTAGGTGTACCACAAACCGGTACGCCTACTATTAAGAATTCGGATGGTGATGACGATGAGTAGTGGTGCAGTCTTTACTATGCGGCTTAAAGACGTACTTGAAGCTACTGGTGGTACATGGGATTCTTCTACAGGTATATCTGTTATCACAGGAGGTAATCTTGCATTAGATAAATATCCTTTGTTCACAGATGATAAGCCAAGAACCGGTGAAAATTCTGTTCCTGATTATAGACCAATTTTAAACGGAAAAATTTTTGATCATTTTATGAATCGTGAAATTGGTTATGAGTCAATAGGTTTGTGGCAACTTGCTATGCGGCGTAAGATGAACGAGATTATGCCATTTTATAATCAATATTATTTGAGTACTCAAATTATTATTGAACCCATTAGAACTACTGATCTTTCTACTGAAAATAGTATGACAGATACACAAGTTGCTAATCAAACTTCTGATAGTACGTCAAATAGTAATGCTGTAGCAGGAGCTAGATCTGTTAATAGTGACACTCCACAAACTATGCTTAGTGGTAGTGAAGATTATGCTAGTAGTGCTGTGGATACTAATAGCCAGAACGTTACAAACGGTACTGGTAATCAGGTTTCTAGTGGAACAACTACTGATACCGCTAATGGTACTACTACTATCACGGGTTATCAAGGTGCGGCAAGCGATCTTCTAATGAGATACCGTGATTCATTTATTAACGTCGATATGATGGTAATTAATGAACTTGAGGAACTTTTTATGGGCGTCTGGGATAATGGCGACTCTTTCACAAATAACAATAACTATGGAGGATACCTATTATGGTAAACATTATTTCAGATTATATTCCGCCCTTTTCACCACTACCTAATATTGCACCGTTTACTTATAAAGATGGTGAAACATATCTTTCTATGTTTGAACGCATTAGGTCATTTGTTAATACAACTATTATTGAGTTTGTAAATGATAATGTTACTGGTCTAGGTGAGAATTTCAAGACTGAAGTTAATAATCTCATTGATGTCTTTAATGATAATCTTACAGCACAGAATGCCGACATAGCTGATAAAGTTACTGAATTAACTGAATATGTTAATACTAAAGTTCAACAAATAATTAGTAGTTCTATTGAAGTAAATGATCCAATGGTGGCTGAAATGATAAATACAACCACAACACTTGCTAGAGGTGCCCTTGATGCTCTGCTAGCAAATATTGTTAGTGAAGATGCTAATGATCCGGGAACATTTTTACTTTATGAGCCTGCTCCCACTGAAGAGAGTAGTCAAGTAGTGCCCGATCCTAATGATCCCGGGTTCTTTATTTAAAAGGGAGATAATTTAATAATGACGTACAAAATTGTTGGTGCAGACGAGAACAGTGATTTTCCTCCAAGAGTAGAAGCTAAACTTGCTACAAAGTTTGCTGATATTAATACTCCTATGACTCCTGGGCCAGAAGGTGATAGTGCCTATGATGTTGCTGTTACTAACGGGTTTGTTGGATCAGAGGCACAGTGGCTTACATCTTTAGTTGGTCCCCAAGGTATTAAAGGTGATCCTGGTACTAACGGTACTAATGGTAGTGATGGGGCTGATGGTATAGATGGCGATAGTGCATATCAAATTGCTTTAGATGAAGGTTTTGTAGGTACAGAGATTGAATGGCTAGCGTCTCTTAAAGGTGAAAAGGGTGATGGGTATACACTTCAAGAAGATCCTGGTGACGAAGGTTTTTTCATTTTTTAATTTGATTTATTAAACTTATAGATTTTCACGAAAGAAGGTTTAAGTAATGGTATATAAAATTGTTGGTGTCGATGACCTAAGCGATTTCCCTACGAGAGTAGAAGATCGGCTTAAGACAAAATTCTCAGGCCAAGATAGCACTAGTGAAATGCGTGTTAAACTAGATTCTTTGCA